GTGTTGAATGAGGACACTTGCCTATGGAATGCGCCTGTACCGATGCCGACTGATGACAAGCTATATTCGTGGGATGAAGCCACAACCTCTTGGATGGAGCAAGTATGAAGCTCATCAGGTTGACCAACGCTACCAAGGGACGCATCGGTGAGGGTTTGATCCTCAATACCGAAACGATGATGTCGTTCTTCGAGAACACACAAGAGGACGGGACAAAAGTCACCGTGGCTTTTGGGATGAACGGCAATTCTTGGGAAGTGAAAGAAACCATTGATGAAGTGATGGCTCAAATCAAGGAATCGGAATGATCAATCTGTCGTTAGACACCGTCAACGCCGTCCTCGGTTACTTGGGCACGCGCCCGTACCAAGAGGTGTATCAACTCATCGCGGCGATTCAAGCTGCCGCTGCCGAACAGCCCAAACAAGAAGAGATTGCAAATGAGTGAAAAATGGATTCAGAAAGCCATCAAGAAGCCCGGCTCGCTGCGCTCTGCCTTGGGAGTGAAGGAAGGCAAAAACATCCCCATGAAGAAGCTGGAAGCCGCTTCTCACAAGCCCGGCAAGTTGGGGCAGCGCGCGCGTCTAGCCAAGACCCTGCGAGGCTTTGATTGATGGAAACGCTTGAGACCAAGTTGGCTGTTCACGAAGCCATCTGCTCTGAGCGGTACAGCTATATCGCCTCGTCCTTGAAGGACGGGGACAAGCGCATGACCAAGATTGAGTACCTGCTCTATGCAGTGATCATCGTGGTCTTGCTCGGCCCCGGTGTCGGGGCTGAATTCGTCCGCAAGCTGCTCGGACTGTAGAGAGGATTTATGCGAAATGTTCGATCCCATAACCATAGGCGCAGCCTTTGCGGTCGCCAAGGGGGCTGTGGCTGGAGTTAAACAGGCGCTGGAGCTTGGCCACGAGATTAAGGACTGCTACGAAGACTTGCAGTCGTTCTTCCACAGTCAGGCAGAGATTGAAAAGGCCGCGAAGGCCGTTGAGGTAGCAAAGACTCAACCGAAGTCAGAAGACCCGAAGGAAGCGGCTGCACAAGAGTCAGTGCTGTCGCAAGCCTTCCAAATCGTGATGGCCAGAAAGCAGGCCAAGGAGTTTGAAACTCAGCTCCGCGACCTCTTCGCGATGAAAGGCGAGCTGGGGCTATATCAAGAGCTTTGCCAAGAACGCGATAGGCTGTCTGGCGAGCAGGACGAGGCACACAGAGAAGCAATCCGCAAGGCAAGACTGGCCAAGGACAGAGCGGAAAGGAAAAAACAGGAGCAGGAGGAGCTGCTAATGACAGCGGGGATCTTCGTGTTCTTGGGTATCGGCGGCATCATCATCTTCGTCGCCATCTATTTCAGAGGTTGATATGTTCCCACTCGGTGCGGTGCTAGATATTGGCAGCAAGATTCTTGACAAGGTCTTCCCAGACCCTGCGGCGGCAGAGGCGGCCAAGCTGAAGTTGCTGGAGATGCAGCAAAACGGCGAATTGGCGCAGTTGAATGCCGACGTATCGGAGCAGCACGAACTGACAGATCGGCTAAAAGCCGACATGGGTTCTGACTCTTGGCTGTCGAAGAACATCCGGCCAATGACGCTTATTGCGATTCTGACTGGCTACTTCATCTTTGCCCTGATGTCTGCCTTTGACCGCGACACCAACGAGCGGTATGTCGAGCTGCTGGGGCAGTGGGGCATGCTGATCATGTCTTTCTACTTCGGCGGCAGGACGCTGGAGAAGATCATCGCCATGAAGGACAAAAAATGAACCGCGAGAACACGATTTGTTTTGTGACCATTCTTGTTAGCGTCACCCTGTCGCTGGTGATGGTCTCAATGGTCGGTGTCTTTTTGTACGGCCTGTTCGTGCCCAACGGTGTGGTCAGCAATGACGACATATTCCCAATCATCGGCCCTGCCTTCAACACCATCGTAGGCGGCTTCATCGGCATCTTGGCCGCCGTCAAAGTCACGGAGCATATTGAGAAATGAAAGCCAACTGGGAAGCCGCGTTCGCCCATGTCATCAAGTCCGAGGGCGGCTATGTCAACGACCCGCACGACCGGGGCGGCGAGACCAACCTCGGGGTAACGCGGATTGCGTGGGGCGAGTATCTTGGCCGGGCGATCATGGACGGCGAGATGAAAGCCTTGACCGTGGATCAGGTGAAGCCGTTTTACAAGAAGCAATACTGGGATCGGTGCCGATGCGATGACTTGCCAGCGGGGGTGGATTACGCGGTTTTTGACTTTGCGGTCAACGCCGGCACGGGTCAGGCGGCCAAGTTCCTGCAACGGGCGGCCGGAACCAAGGACGATGGCGCCATCGGGCCGGGAACCTTGGCTGCGGTGTCCAACCACCGGCCGGAAGAGCTTCTGGAGCGGTTTTCGGAGCAGAAAGAGGCGTTCTACCGGGGGATTGTGTCCCGGCGCCCGGAGCAGGAAAAGTTCCTGAAGGGCTGGCTGGCTCGGGTAGAGTCGGTAGAGGCTGCGGCCAACACCATGCTGGCCTGAAATTGGTCGAAATTGACCTATTTTTCTTCTTGACAAAAGGTTAAAATGTTGCAACGAAAAGGGGTTTTCCGATGACCACTGCCAGTGTTATGACCTACGACTCGCTGGTCGAGAACATCCAGAGTTATTTGGAGCGTTCGGACACTGCGACGCTGGAGAAGATCCCTCTGTTCATCATGCTGGCCGAGCAGGTCATTGCCAGCCAGATCAAATTCCTTGGCAACCTGACCGTCAACACCTCCGCGATGGTGGCCAATCAGGCGACGGTGGACAAGCCGGCGCGCTGGCACAAGACGGTCTCCATGAACGTCACTGTGGACGGCGAGCGCATCCCTGTGCTGCTCCGCAAGTACGAGTACCTGCGCGAGTATTGGCCTGATCCGACCGCAACTGGGGTGCCGAAGTTCTACGCTGACTATGACTACACGCACTGGCTGGTGGCTCCGACCCCGGCCTCTGCATACAATTTTGAGGTGCTGTACTACGAGCGTGTGCAGCCGCTGGACTCCTCGAACCAGACCAACTGGTTCACCATCTACGCCCCGCAGGCGCTTCTGTACGGGTCACTCCTGCAGGCCATGCCGTTCCTCAAGAACGACGAGCGCATGGCCATGTGGCAGCAGCAGTACGACCTGATCATCAACACGCTGAAGGCCGAGGATGTGCAGCGCATCGCTGACCGTCAGGCCAATGTACTGGATACCTGACCATGAGCTACAACTCTCCCTTCACCGGCAACGTGATCCAGCCAACGGATGTCTCGTATCGCGCGATCACGCTCTCAGCCGATACTCAGCTTCAGTGGCCGATCAACGGCAACGCGACGGACGACTATGCCGCCCGGATAATGAATGTTACGGCGACGACCACGGGTCTGTCTCTGTGGATGCCGCCGGCGAATCAAGCGTCGGTAGGTCAGGACGCCCTGATCCGCAATGTCGGCTCCAACTCGTTCACCGTCAAAGACTACGCCGGCACAAACACGATTATCACTATCGCAGCCGGCGAGTCCAAGTACATTTACATTACGGCCAATCCGACGACCACTGGCACTTGGAGCAACATCGCCTTTGGGACTGGCACGAGCAGTGCGGATGCTGCAACTCTGGCTGGATACGGCCTCTACGCCGCCGGCCTGACCCTGAACCAAGCCTCGCCGGTCAGTTCGTTCTCGACTGACTACACGGTGGTTGATTCGGATCGTGCAAAGCTCTTCCTGTGGACGGGCGGCGCTGGAACGCTGACTCTTCCCGATGCTGCGACGGTCGGCAACAACTGGTTCACGCAAGTGCGAAACGGCGGAACTGGACTTCTGACGATAGCCTGCCAAGGCTCTGACACGTTCAACGACTCGGCCTCGGTCGGCCTGCAGCAGTCGGATTCCTGCTTGATTGCATGCTCTGGCACGGCCTTCTACTCGGTGGGTCTGGGCAAGAACACGCAGTTCAACTTCTCCCAGTTGGTGAAGACGGTGTCCTCCGGCACCTACACCCTGACCTCGTCGGAAGCCTCCAACACCATCCAGAAGTACATCAGCAGCGGCACGCTGACTGGCAACGTCACGATCATTGTTCCGCCTACGATCCAGATCTACTACGTCCAGAACGCGACCAGCGGCGGCGTATCTAACTACACGGTGACGCTGAGCACCGGGGTGATGGGCGGATCGACGGCAACGATCCTGCCGAACCAACAATCGACCTTGCTGTGCGATGGAACGAACTTGGTCAACGCCAACACGGTGGTGGCTGGTCAGTCCACGGTGAACCTGCTGGACGGCTCTGTGGGCGCTCCGTCGCTGTACTTCGGCAGCGAGCCAACCACCGGCATCTACCGTAGTGGTGCTGGTCAGTTTGACATCGCAATCCTTGGAGCGCAGTTGTTCGCATTGTCCGCGACAGGCCTGACGATAAATGGCACCGGAACCTTCACCGGCGGCATTTCGGGCGGCACGTTCGTATGACCAAAAAGGTTTTCGCCCTCGATACCAAGTCGGGAATCCAGCGCGACGGTACCGTGCTGGACAAGCTGTTCTATCAGGACGGCGAGTGGGTGCGGTTTCAACGTGGCCGCCCGAGGAAAATTGGCGGCTACCGCGAGATGACCAACCAGATGAAGGGGTTGTCTCGCGGCATTTACGTTGAATCTGAGGACGGATTCAACCGCATTTTCAATGGCTACAACGACGGCCTTGAGCGGTTCGAGTGCGACAACAACGGCATCGGCGCGGGGATCACCGAATACAACATGAACGGCGGGCCGATCCTGACCACTGGGACGCTCACAGGCGGCTCTCTGTACACGAACGGCACCTACACCGCAGTCAGCCTCACTGGCGGCTCTGGGACGGGCGCAAAGGCCACCATCGTTGTTTCTGGGGCTGCTGTGTCCTCCGTGACCATCACCACCGAGGGCAACGGGTATGCGGCTGGAGACACTTTGTCCGCTCTGGCCTCGGCTATCGGGGGCACGGGATCCGGCTTCTCGGTCAAGGTTGCGACCGTGGACTCTGACTTCCAGTCCAGCGACTTCAACCTGTGGCAGTTCGACGGATTCTTCGACGCCACTGGTGATGGCAACAATCTGCTGCTTGCTCACCCCGGCCAAAACCTCGCCCAGATCGACAACACCACCGCAACTGCGGTGCTGGCTGGCGCTCCGGGTGGGTCGGTCATGTATCCACTGAAAGACACCGCCGGAACGGCTCCGACCGGAGACACCATCAAGGTGGCTGGCGGCGTGGTGGCTTTGCACCCGTATGTCTTCGTCTACGGCGACAACGGCCTGATCAAGAACTGCTCGGCCGGCAATGTGTTTGACTGGAACAGCGCGGACTCCAACGAGGTGAATGTCTCCTCGCAAAAGATTGTGAAAGGCCTTCCGGTGCGCGGCGGATCGAATGCGCCGTCCGGTCTGTTTTGGGCGCTCGACTCCCTGATCCGGGTGAGTTATGCGCCAACCACCGTGGGAACGCAGCAGCTCTATTGGCGCTATGACATCGTCGGCTCGTCCACGATTCTTTCCAGCCAGTGCGTGATCGAGTATGACGGCATCTATTACTGGATCGGCGTTGATCGGTTCCTGCTCTACAACGGCGTGATCAAGGAACTGCCGAACGACTTCAATCAGAACTACTTCTTCGACAACCTCAACTACAACCAGCGCCAGAAGGTCTGGGCGACCAAGGTTCCAAGGTTCGGCGAGATCTGGTGGTTCTACCCGAAGGGCGACTCGGAAGAGTGCAACGACGCGATCATCTACAACATCCGCGAGAACTGCTGGTATGACGCAGGCTCCTCTGTTGGCGCGACTCGCACCGCTGGATACTTCTCTCAGGTGTTTCGCTTCCCTGTGATGGCCGGAGAAGACTTGTCAGTTGAGAGAACGATTCTCACCCAAGACATTGACACCACAAACGGCAACGCGGTGATCACGACGGCGATCAGCAACCAGCTCTATGTCGGGATGATTGTCGTGGCCGATGGTGTGCCTGATGGAACGACGATTCTTGACATCGTGGCCAGCACAACCGAGGGTTACTACGACATCACCCTGAGCGCGAACTGCACGGCAACCGACACCGTATCGGCCGACTTTAAGAGTGTGCCCGGCTTGATGAGTTTGTGGCAGCACGAGGTCGGAACCAACGAGGTGAAAGGCCAGAGCATCCGAGCGATCCGTTCGTCGTTCGAGACCAACGACCTTGGCTTGGTTGCTGGTGGCCCGTCGCAGTCCACGATGGTGGGAGACAACTACTGGTTGCATCTGGAGCGGATGGAGCCTGACTTCATTCAGTCCGGGCAGATGGAGTTCTATGTCACTGGTCGCCCGTTCGCCCAGAAGGCGGACGTCACCACTGGCCCCTACACCTTTGAGCCTGACACCGGCAAGATCGATCTGCGTGAGCAGCGCCGGGAACTGCGCCTGATTTTCGTGTCGGATGTGCAGGACGGAAACTATCAGTTGGGTCGGATAATGCTCAGCGCAGACGTTGGCGATGTGAGGCCGTACTGATGGCTCAGCCTGCTCTGGTCTATGATCCGCGCTTCCATACCTTTGAGTCGTGGTCGTCTCTGATGTGTGAGGCGTATGCACCTCAGCAGTTGCAGATCGGCGTGACAGAAGAGAATTGGAAGGATTGGGCCGCAGGGTTGAAAGCCATTGATGTGTTTGTCAATGAGGCCATCCCCGGCCCGTATATCTATGAGAACTGGCAGGACTGGGCGCAAGCCGTGGTCAATGCCGTCAATCCAAAGGGATGAAGATGGAATTCACAGAACTGTTCAATGCAGTCGCGCGCATCGCAAAACCGATGCACCCTGACTTTGACAACGCCAAGTCGCTGGATGACAAGCTGCCCGACATTGACATCGACAGTCTGGACACGCTGATGATCTGCATCTACATGAGCGAGATCTACGGCGTTCCAGAAGAGATTGCCAAGACCATGAACCCTGCCACGGTAGGCGAGATGCACGCCTTCCTGATGCAACACAAGACTCGGGAGCCTGAGTCGATTGACGCTGCGATTGAGCTGATCAAGTGATCTTCCTGACCCATTCCCGGACGGCCTGTACGGAACAGACCACGCTGCTGGACGATGTCGTCTATCCGCAGCGCGTGCATCTGTTTCCGGAGGTCTTCGGGAATCTCAAGACCGGCATGAACTATGTCCCGCACAAGGTGGCGGAGAAGGTGCTTGACCCGGCTCTGATCAAGCGGCTGCGAGAAAACCCGGTTGGCAAGACTGCCTTCGTCCTTGCTGCAGGCAACGCGCACTTCGCGGGGATGACGCCCAAGGCGTACCCGGCAAACAAGCTGAACTACGGCTACCGTTTCATGCCGTTCACCCTGACCCAAGTCTGGGCTGGCAGAATAGCCCAGCAGTTCGGGCAGATCGATCTGGTGGTGACGGATTCAAGCGCCTGCGCCAGCAGCCTAAAGGTCATGCAGGATGTTGAGGTGATGATCCGGTATCAGAACTACAAGCGGGTGATCGTCCTGACCGTTGAGGATGGCGTATCTAACTCGGTGCTGGAGTTCTTCGGCGAATCCAAGGCGGTGCTGACCGCCAAGGAAGAGGAAGCCGGGATCATTCCATCTGCCTTCGATGGCAAGAACAAGAAGTTCCGCATCGGTCAAGGGGCTGCGCTGGCGGTGTTCGAGCATGCGTCAGTCGCCGAGACTGGCCAAGCCTCCCTCGTTACCGCGAACAACGCCTCCGAGGCATCAACCAACCCGATTGGTCAGCGCGAAGATGGTGAAGGCTTTACCAAAGCAATCAAGGGCGTGCTGGAGAACATGGTGCGCCCGGATGACATCAGGGTTGTCAAGACTCACGGCACAGGGACGGATTCAAACAATGCTGCGGAAAAGAATGCTTTGTCTTCCATGCTCACGAATTTTGTGGCGACCTCATACAAGCCCCGCATTGGTCACACGATGGGATCGAGCGGCTTGCTTGAGACGCTCCTTCTTCTGGAAGAGATGCGTGTGGGGAAGGTTCCAGCGATTGCTAATCGCACCGAAGAGGATCATGTCTTCCTGTCTCACGATGTTGAGGCTCCGGAAGGGTTGATTCTCAGTCTTGCTGCGGGGATGGGAAACATCTACAGCGCAGCGGTATTTCAATTGATCAGGTGACACATGGTTGTCGATAGCCAAGAACGAGAGCTGTCTGTTCCGGAAATCATCCGGATCGCGGCAGAGGAAACCAAGTCGAAGTATCCGCCCTCTGCGGTGCTAGCTTCGATAACCAAGGAATGCCAGATGCCGGATGCGATTCTGCTTCGGTTTGGCAACACTTTGTTTGTCATTCACAAGGGCAAAAATCGCATGGGATTCTTTCGCGCCTTGAATGCTGACACGCCAAGGAATTATCTTCAGAGCAGCGTGGAATTTACTCGTGAAGCCTATGACATTGGTTTTGATGTCTTGGTAACGCAGTTTGAAGATCCCACCCTGCTATCAATTTTCCGTTATATCGGCAAAGATCAGCCGCCAGATATGGGGTATCAAGTTAAGAAAGCGAATGGCGTCTACAACGTCACCGTGATGCTTGGGCCTCGTCGTGAGGGAGAACAATAATGGCCGTCGTTGCCGCATTTGTTGCCGAAGCACTCGTTGCAGATGTTGCGATTGAAACCGTTGCATCTGCAGTAGCAACAAGTTTTTTTGAAGAAGAGCTTGCCGGGGCTGCATTAGGCGCTATTGCTGGAGAAGTTGCTGGGGCTGGCGCAGTTACCGCATCACTTGCAGAATCAGTGCTTCCTGCCGCCGAGGCCGCAACTGAGGTTGCAGCTGCCACTGCTGCAGCGCCGGAGGCTGTCCTCACCGAGATGAGCCAAGGCTTGGTTCCGCCTCCGGAGCCGATGAGTCTGGAGGAGGCAATAAGCGTTGCCGAGCAGGGCGCGGAGGCTTCTGTTGTGCCGGAAGTGACTGCAGAAGAGCTTGTGCCAAGCCTTACCCCTTCACAGGTAGCGTCTGCGCCGATTGACATTCCGGGGCCGCTGGAAAGCGCGTTTCCGGAAACCACCACTGGATTGCCAGAGGCTCCTGCTACTCCGCAGGCTCCAGCACTCCCAGAGTCTCCGCTTCAGCAAAACATTCTTCCGGGCGAATCTGGAGGCATCCCAACTGGAAAACTGAAGCCGGGCTTGGCCTATCTGGCCGATGCCTTGGGTGCCCCGGCAGAAATGGTTGAGGCTCTGCAGAACCCGGTTGTCAATAATATCGTCACCAGCGCGATGCGATCCGGTCTGACCGGCAAGTCGCTGGAAGACACGATTCAGAACGCCCTGATCTCTGGCGCTGGTGCTGCTACTGGAATGGTCACGACTGATCTGACCGACTCCAAGTTGGCCGGGCGGCTTGCCAGCTACGCCACGACCTCGGCGCTCAAAGGTCAGACCCCGAGCGTTGAAGGATTCCTTGGAACCGCAGCAGCGCAAGGCGCTCTGAGCACGCTGTCGAACGAGCTGCCAGACTGGGCAAAGCCGGCGGCTGAGTCGGCCACCAATTACCTCAGCGGCCAAGTGGGTCAGGCGCTCACAGGATCGCCCACAGCGCCTCAGAGACAGGCTGCGTCGCCCATATCTGTCAGGCCGACCGCCGGCACGCCTACAGGGCTTCCTACGGCCGCTACAAGCACGCTTGGAACGCCGACTGGCGGAGGTCTTCCGGTAGGCATGGTGCAAAAAGTTGCTCCGACGGATCAGAGTGCAGCTCCGCAGTTTGGCCAGATTCTTGGCGAAGAGAGCGGCCTGACCAATACGCCGATCCGGTATGGCAATCCGTTTGCCCGTCCGATGTTGGCTCCGAACCTGTTGAGCAGCACCATGCCGACGGATCAGCAAGTTAGCCCGCTGTTTTCCGGATTGACGGATGAGCAGGCCAGCCTTGTCTCCGGCGGCTTAACAGATCAAAATACGGCCATTGATCCCGCCCTGCAGCGATTGATACTGGCGCGGGGCTATGCAATAGGTGGTGCGGTGGATCTGGTTCCGGGGCCGGAGAACAGGCTGTACCGGCGTCACATGAAGCGCGGCTTCGCGGTGAATGGGCCGGGCACAGGGCAGTCAGATGACATCCCGACCATGTTGGCTGATGGCGAGTATGTGATCGACGCGGATACGGTGGCGCAGTTGGGCGATGGATCGTCCAAGGCTGGAGCGCAGATTCTGGACAAGTTTCGTGAAGAGATTCGGCAGCACAAGCGTTCGGCTCCGGTGAACAAAATCCCTCCGGCGGCGAAGAGTCCGTTGGAATACTTGAAGATGGCGAGGAAAAAACATGGCTGATCCAGCACAACCCGGTTTTTGGCAAGGAGCGGCGGCTCCTGATGTCAAGACTACAACGGCCACCACCACCACTGCGCCGGCTTGGTACAACAACTTCCTGAGCGGACTGGCAGGAGCCGGGCAGCAAGCCGTTGAACAAGGCGGCGTTGCCGGTTTTTCTGACCTGCAAAAGCAAGTCTTCCAGCAAGCTCCGGGGGCTGTAGGAGCTGGCCAAGGCGCTCTTGGAACTGCGGTTGGCACGGCAACGAATGTGGCCAATACGCCGACCATGAGCATGATCAGTCAGTACATGAACCCTTACACCGAGCAGGTGGTGGGTGAGATTGGGCGATTGGGTCAGCAGGAATGGGAGAACAAGATTGCTCCCGGTGCAACGGCCGGAGCTGTGGGGTCGGGTCAGTTCGGCTCGACTCGCGGCATGAATGTCTATGGCAATCTGGCGCGTGAAGCCAACCGCGATGTGCTGGGTCGTCAAGCGCAGACTTTGGCTGGCGGGTTTGATGCTGCCCTGAAAGCAGCGCAGGCTCAGCAGACGCTGGATCTGCAGGCAGCTCAACAGCTTGGACAACTGTCTGGACAGCAATACACGCAAGGCACTGGTGGTCTGGATATTCTGAACAAGCTCGGCGCGCAACAGCAGGCGCTAGAACAGGCCAAGCTGAACTATCCGATGAGCGCCTTGGGTCAAGTGTCGCAACTGATCAAGGGTTACACGGTGCCGACATCAACCACGCAACAGTACACTGGCCCGATGCCGGGCGCGTATGCCAAGTCGCCTGCCGAATTGTTGGGTGGTCTTACCGCTGGCGCTGGCGCTCTCTTCACTCCGGGACAAGGTGGCGTTGCTCCGTACAAGGGCATTACTGAAGGCATCAAGGATATTGGAAAGATTCTTGGCATTACTGGTGGAACTGACGCTGGATCAATAGTAACAACCGGGCCGGCTGACACTTCTGCAGATTATCAATTTGCTGGAGTCAACTCTTCAGGGGAAGGAATTTATTTCGATCCGCAGAGCGGTCAATATGTCGATTCGACTGGAGTTCCATATCAAGATCAAATAGGTGCCTATACCTTTACCGGGGACGCAGGCACTCAGGATACTAATTGGATGGAGGAATAAGTTATGGCTGACATTCTCCCCTCCTTTGTTGGTGGCGCGCTAGGTCGCATGGTTGGCTCAGCGATTGACTCTACTCCCTCACAAAGCGGCCTTTCCGCTGTGCCTGCTCGTGAAGAAGTCCAACAGATCACGATGCCTGATTCACCCGAGGCAGCTCGGCAGAATGTGTACGCCGAGATGAACAATCTGCGCCGTGTGCAGGCAGATCTGCTTCGTTCGCTGGAAGAGCGTTCCAAGCCCAACGCATCGGATACGCTGTTTGCAATCTCGCGTGGTCTGCTTGCGCCCAATCCGACTGGACAGTTTGGCGTGGCATTTGGCAATGCTGTTGGCGAGTTGCAAGGTCAACAAGCGAGACAAGATGCCGCTGCCCAGCAGTTGGCCAAGATGCGCCTTGAAATGGTTCAAAGCCAGCTTGGCATGGCCGAGAAAGGTGTAGAGCTTGCCAAGGAAGCTCAGGCACTCAAGATGATCTCGCAGATATTTGGAACCACGCCCGAGGCTGCAGCGCAGTCTCTGTCTTCTGGCACTGTGCCCGGTGGCGATGTATCCAAGATCACTCCTGAGCTGTACATGCGAGTGCAGCAAGTCAGCCCGAAGATGGCCGAGGGGCTGAAGAACGCCTACAACATGGACATCGAGCGAGCCAAGCTGGTTCGTGAAGACTTCAAAGCTGGCATGGGTGTGGCCGAGCTGATGGCCAAGTATGGCCCGGCTGTGACCAAGTACCTGCCGGCTGGCGGCCCAGTGACTGGGCAGACTCCTGCGACCCCTGCAGCTCCTGCTGAACCGGAGTTTGGCGCTGACGGCGTCAACCGATATGTCGTGGATACCGATGAGCAGGCTCAGGCGCTTGCCAACCAATTGCGTGGCACGGATCAGAAGTTCACGGTCAGTGTCAGGCCAAGCCAAGGCGCACCCGCCGCAAGACCTGCCGCACCGGCTGGCGAGACGAGTGCCGAAGAGCAAAACCTTCCCTTGGCCACGCAAGCAGAGCTTCGGGCTGGGCGGATCAAGGAATCCGAGGCCGAGGTCAAGCCGTTGCGTGAAGCGGTCATGGCCGCCAACCCTGCGGTGACTTCGGCGCGTGACAGAAGCCTGCGCGAGTTGATGACTCTGCTCAAACAGAACGAAGAGAATGTCAAAGCCGGTGGCACCGACATATTCGGCCTGTTGCAAAAGCAGGGCGTGATCTCGGCCATCTACAACGCGGCACAAGAGGGCGTGCGAATCCCCGGTGGCTCATTCAGTCTGCCGGCGGACAAGTTCGTTCAGGCGCTGAAGGTGCCGGAGAATCTTCGTCCGATGCTGACCAGAGCCACGCAGATCCTTGGCGAACAGTTCTTGCTGAATGCGCGAGCCAACAAGGGCGTGTTGGGATCGCAGGTATCCAACTTCGATGCACAACTGATGGGTGCGCCGATGGCCAGCGTGGCTGACTCCAGCAAGGCGATTGAATACTGGACGAGACTTAACATCTTGGGCAACAAAGAGCGCGAGCAGACATACCAAGCCTACAGCTCGCTGCCTCCTGAGCGACGCACGCAGTTCTTTAACTCGCCCGAGTATCAGCGTATCGTGAATCAGTACAACGACTACTACGGTCAGTTTGTCAACAAGTACGCGCCATTCAATCCTTCGTCTGTCAGGCAAGAAAGACCTGCATCGAATGACATCAGCGGAACAATTGGCCGCGCAATCTCCAACATCATAAGTCCCTGATCATGGCCGAAAACAGACTGGAAGACCTCGATCCGATCTTCTCTGACAAGCAGAGTTCGGTATCTACTGATGCGCTGGAAGCAATTGATCCGATCTTCCGCGATCAACCTCGCTCTGCGCCTGCAGCAAAGGCGGACGAGCAGGAAGGAACCATCTCATTCAGCCCGAGAGATGCGGCGATAGTTGGCGCTGCTGTTGGCACTGTTCCGGCAGTCCGTGGAGCGCGGACGCTGAACGCTATCCGGGCGGCGGAGGCCAAGGCCAGAACGGATCTGCTGGCCAAGCAAGCGGCCGAAGCCGTCCAGATGCGTCCGAGTGCCCAGCCTGCTGGAGCGACTGCCGCCAGAATCATGGAGCGCGGGCCAACCACAGCCGGTGATCGATGGGCGATCCACATTGGCGGCCCCGGCGGTCGAGATGTCTCGCATGCAGCCGCAAACCAACAGATGCAAAAAACCCTGCAGCCGGGTGAGGTGCTGATGCGTTCCGGGCTGGCGGTGGTGCCGGATGTACGCACAAATCTTGGCCAGATTGAGGCAGAAGCTCTTCGCAGAGAGAATCCGCCTCCTCGTCCTCCGTCTATGGGATCGCAAGCAATGGGCGCTCTGGGAGCCGCCTCGCGGTTCTTTGGGCCAAACAGGATCATTGGGCCGCTGGCTGGTGCGTTTGCCGGCCATCAGGCTGCCACTGGGGCGGAACAGACCGGCATTGATGCCGCTCTGAGCGGATTATCGGCCACTGGCGGGGCGATGATGGCCTCCGGTGTGCCTGCCTTCCAGATCCCCGGCGCGGCGCTTGCTGCAGCCCCATACGTTGGCCGGGCGATGGCTCCTGCCGGGGCAGACCTGCTGGAACGCTTGTTCCCGCTCAAAACGGGTATGGAGCGCCAACCAACCCGGCAAGAGCTGATTGATGCTATGTCGCGTCAGATGCTGCGCGGTCGAGTTCAGTAGCCTTCTTCCGATGCTCCCAGACGGCAATCAGCTTGGCTGAGAACTCCAGCAGGTTGAGGTTGCCGTCCGGGTAGAGTCCCTTGGGATCAATCCGTTCGGTCTCGCAGTAGAAGAAGACCTGCTTGACCATGTCCTCCATCTCTTGGGTGGTCATGCGGTACCCCCGGTGAAGGTCAGGGCGGTCATCTGCATGATCGGCCCCTTGGATGCCACGCCCTCCCGGAAGCCAATCTCGAAGGCTTCGCGCTGCACCTGAACCAAGATCTTCCCGAGGGCGGCGTCATACTCACGATCCCCGCCATCGAACAGCAATGCCTTCTGGACGGCCTCATCCCAGTCGATCATGGGTTCGCCGTCATCGGTGATGTCAGCCCACATTTCGTTCATTGCTTTCCCTTTCCTTGCAAAAGGATTCCAACGCCGCCGCTTGTAATTGGATCGCATCTGCAAAGTATGCGGCTTTTTCCCAATCCCGTTTGAGCAACGCTTCATAGCATCGCCGGTGGTCTTTTTGAATGTTCAACAGCAGTTCTGAGTAGTCCATCATTACGCCTTTTTCTGTATGGCTAACAACATGCACTCATCCACCTCGTGGTAATGATAATCAACAATTTCATACTCACCAAGCTGGCCAAAAATTTTGAGTGGTTTTGTTACCGCTTCACGAATCAGTTCTATGTCCGCAAAGTCGTCGTCGTGCATAACAAAATCAATTGGTCTCATTTTATTTTTCTGTTCAGTATTCATAATTCACCGTCTCCTCGTTCTCCTGCAATGTCTTCGCTCCATTGCGTAAATGGAAGTCTCTCGCCATCGTCGTCTTCGGACTCATCGTGACGATTCGCATTGTCACTTCTGGACTCTTCATGCTCAGATACTCGCGCACTAATTTGCTGCCCGCGCCCTTGCGATATGACCAGATGCTGTACAGCACCGCAATTTTTGGCAGCGGACTCAAATCAGGCAGAAACAGTTGCGCTTCTTCTGTTGGTATGAAGTCCATCTGCACGGCACACAGCACGGCACCCACGGTTCTGTCGTCATCGTCGATGTGCAGGTAAACGCGACTCCATTTGCCGACGCGACTCTCTGGCGCAATGCTCGGGCGCACAGGGTCATCAAGCAAGATCGGATCAGGTTGGAGTAGTTGGACTAGCATCCGTTCTTCTCCCGCAGCTTGGCTTCAATGTTTTTCCATGTCGTGACCGCGCTAGAGTTCCAGCATTCAGCCGCTTCCTCATCAGTCAGCCCAACCCATTCGCGCTTGGGTTGTGGGTGGATCATTCGCTTCACACATCCAGCGCAGTTCTGGTCAAAATACACAGCACCAAGCGTGGCTGAACAATGGCAATAAGGACACGCCACCGGCTCTTGCTTCTCTGCTTCTTCGATGGCTTTGCGCAAAACATTGATAGCCCCAACATCAACTTTATTTTTTCCAAAAATATCTTCCAGCGCCTCCAGCGCGGCCTTCATTGCTTCGATGCTCATGTGTTCTTCTCCTTGAGTTTGGCGGGGTCTGTTGTGTAACGGTCATCGCCTGTTGCCACCCAATACCCTTCTTTGTATCCTTCGTAATGAGCCACCCAAATCCAGCGCAGTTCATCTTGGGTTTTCTTTTCAACCTTACCCTGTCTCATTTTTTCAATGTAAGCATCTCTGCGATTGTTTGCATAGGTTGCGGCTTTTCCATGCAGTTCGTCGTCATACATTGTTCTTCTCCTTGAGTTTGGCTTCTGCTTTTTTAATTGCATCGTATGGGCTAAATCCGTTATCCATACCGAAACAATCGTCAATTTCCTCATCCGTCAGCCCAACCCATTCGCGTCTCGCGCTCCACGCCGCGTCCCAGACCTCTTTCGACCAGCCTCCGTCCTCTTCATAAGCAACGCCGCCAATAAACTCTGCGAAGGCTTCGTTTCGCCGTTTGTTCTCATCATTCGATATCCATTGCATTTGTCTCTTTCTCCATCCGTTAGCTGGCATTTTTGTTTTCTTTTGGAGCAACCATTACCGTGGGCATGCTACGCAAACGCGCTTCCATCTCCCTGATGTCCATCGCAGCATCAGCCACGCCGTGCCAGTCACGCTGGCGTATCTTGAGTTGCAGGTACGCAATCATTACCTCAATGTCACTCATCCCAGCACCCTTCCGATCCAAACACACGCGCCAATTACCATCACACCGAACCCGAGCATCATCACCGCCGCACAGGCATCCTCCAGCCACACTCGTTTGTTGTTCACCGGATCGGCAAACATCATGAACACCGCAAACGCCGCCACTACCATGAACACTCCACCAAAGAAAATCATTTCTTCTCCCTTGCGTTTGCCAGCAACCGTGCCAGCTTCCCTTCAAAGTCATCCGAATGCGCCGGATAGACCGCCGCTCTTTGATCAATCGTCAAGTCGTTGCCGTGGCGCAAGGCTTTGACCATCCACGGCGTCATGGCTGTGTATTGTTTCGGTGGATCATTTGGTGGGCAGATTGTGTATGTGTAAGGCAGCTTAGCCATCCGTCTTTCCTTTCTTCTCTTTGTATGCGTGGTACCGGAATCTGTTGTCTTCCTTCACACATTCCTTGCACCAGCTATTGAGCGTGTTGTACCGCGTCTTGTGATACTCGTTTGGTTGCTTTACAACTTTGCACATCGTGCATCGCGCCGGTTGATCTGCTGGTCTTTTTGTTCTCGTCGTTTGCGGCATTTGCTGCTGCCTCCAGTTTGCGCACTACCAGTGTGTTGATACGCCACAGCACATTCTTCGCCCGGTTCGCACCGTCGAACTGAAGGATCATGCCGTGGCGTCTGATCAAGCCTTCCTTGGCCATCCTCTGCAGGTTGGCGCCCACGGTCTGAACCTTGATGCCCAACTGCTCCGCGATGTTGCGGGTGGTGATTTCCTTGTTGGCAAGACGCACTTCCCGCATCGCTTCGATAACTCGCTTGGCTGCCGGTCTCATTTTTGTTGGATCTTGGGCAGGCATGTCACCTCCACGACGGCGGGGATTTGTTGGCCATTGACCCGGCGCTTGGTTGAAAGGACGACCGGCCGAAGACCTGCCGCCTCGCACTCGTTGATTCCAGCGATCACTTCCGCCCGGGTCAGCGCCTGCACCTCCTTCTCCACGGCCAGCCCAGAGGCCGCATCAGGAGCCGCAGGAGCGACGACCGGCTCGATCTTGTTATTAGCACCCGGAAGAGAGGCGCAAGCGCCCAGAAGGGCTGTTGCTGCGATTGCTAGGGTTCTCATTTCGCCACCTGTATGAGTTGGGCGCCAAGCTGCTGGCGCTCGCGGTTGAAGGTCACGGTGATGTCGGTGTTGGCCGCCTTGGTCGGGGTGAAATGCCCATCCAAGATGTACAAGTTACGCTCGCGCAGGTAGGCGATCTTGGCCTTGCGGCGCTCGTCATACCTGCGAGGATCTTGCGGACGCCAGTTGTTGACTGGGATCAGTTCCGGCGCCAAAGCGTCATAGGTGAACAGATAGTTGATCAGGTCAGCGAGTCTCATCAGATTTCCTTCAGTTGAGTTTTGGCGTACCAATAGTCCAGCAAGCCAAGGAACATCTTCCATCCCCGGAACAGATCGTCCTCGTCCCACTCGACGATGTGAACCAGCCCGGGCTCGGTGACGGAGATGAAAACATTCGCGCACTTTGCGGAATTCAGTCCCAGCCCGAAGCGGTAGGCCGCGAGCTGCATGACATTTTCCTCAAAGCCCGTGGGGAGCTTGTCTGGGCCAAACTCCTTGGTCTTGAAGTCAATCACCGCGGCACCGGAGCAAAGATCCACCTTCCCGCCGTAAGACGAGGTGGCGAAGGACTTCTCCGCAAGCCAGTCCTGCTGCCCAAATTTGGCCGTCAGAGCGTTTTCTACGCCCCGGATGATCTCGGGGTGCGTCTTGATGCCTTTGCCGCCGTAGAAGTCCTCCACGGCCGCGTGAACGGCCGTCCCGCGATCTGCTGCCTTGCGCCCAGTTTCCCTACTGTCAGCCCGCACCCGTTTCAGAAACTCTGCCTCGTTCTCTCCCGCCAACCGAGGCAGGGTCAGGGCGGCCAAGAGCATCTGCTCCATCTTCCACTGCTCCAGACCCGGCGTGGCGGCGCACTTGATGATGGTCGAGACCGATGGCAGCAGGTTCATCTTGCGAGCGTCTGCCAAGGTAGTGGGGCGCATGTTGCCGTTCTTGGCCATCACCTCATAAGCCGGCAGCCCATCCACGGTGTACCAGTGGGTGGACTCAGCCGGGTGATCGTTCTTGCTGATAGTCAGGCTCATGCTGCCCCCTAGAACGGTATGTCATCAGAAGGCTCATCATCAGCCTTCGAGGAACTATCGTAGTTGCCGGTGCGCATCTTCCATTCCGGAGACCCTTGGATGGTTTCCTTCAAGTAGTCGGGGAAGCTGTTGAAGACCGCCATGTCGGGCTCGTCAATGTCGAACCACACAAGCTCATTCACCGGCTCAGGCAGTCCCATCTTTTTGATGGGGCCGGGTACGCTGGTCACCGAGCTGATGTTGACATAGGTCTTCTCATTGCGAGTCTCATGCGTCAGCGTCAACATGCACCACGCGCCGAGGATGTTCTGGAGCTTGAAGCCTTCCAACTCCTCCGGGGTGAACGGACGGCCGCGCCATGCCACAAGGATCTCGCGCAGCTTGGCCTTGGGGCCGAGGCTGGGGGTGAATCGGCGCTGCACCGACAAGGGACGGCCATCATCAGTCGTAAGCGGGGCGCCATCGGCATCCTCGCCATGCAACTCCCAGACGATCTGAACCTTCTTGGCCGCCTTTTCTACGCCCTGCCAACTGGTCTTTTGGGTGCCAAGATCAATGACCCTATAGCACCGCGCCAGATGGTTGCCAGCCGGAGCCAGCTTGAAGTCGCCCTTAGTTTCCGATACGGTCAAACTCATTATTTTCTCTCCTAAGTCCACACTCAAAATAGATGATCTTCCAATCATCGCCACTTGCATTGCCTGTCTCGGCTCTCTGTAGAGCCTCAATCAGCTCCTGCATCCGTTCTTGCATTGCTTGCTGCTGCCAGTCGTCCATGTTCGCATCTCCTAATAATCGCGCTCCCGAAGGGAACGGTTGACACATTACGCAAAAGCGAATACGATGTCAACTCCTTTTTTTTGGGAGGGCAAGATGGCAGCGAAACTCAAGCCGGCCAGCATCATCAAGGCGGTCGGTGGTACGGCGCAGGCGGCAAGGCTGAGTCAATCAGCAATGTCTACTGTGAGCGATTGGAAGCACATGCAGGAAATTCCTTCATGGAAGTTGGTGTTGTTGGCCTATCCGCTGGAAGTCAAGACCAAAGGCAGGATAGGGAGAAAACGATTGTTTCCGAAACTTTGGCCGCAGATCTGGCCTGAACTGGAGAATGTCAAATGAGCTATGTACAACATCCGCTGAGCAAAGCATTCCCTCCGATGCCTGATGAACAATTCAAGGCGTTGGTTGATGATGTTGACTTGAACGGCCTGCGCAATCCGATCCTGATCTATCAAGGCAAGATCCTTGATGGTTGGCATCGGTATCAGGCTTGCGTCGAACTCAATGTCAAAAAGATGCGCATGGCGGATTGGGAGGGCGATGATCCTGTTGCGTTTGTGTTGAGCCAGAACCTGCATCGCCGGCATCTGAATCCGAGTCAACGGTCGTTCATCTTTGCAGAGCTGGCTGATTGGGCAAAGTCATCAGGTCGCCCGAGCAAAAGCCTGCAGGTTGCAACGATGACCTTGGAGAAGGCTGCAGAGCTGACGCAAGTATCCAAGAGCACGATGAAGAATGCGAAGCAGGCAACCCAAGCGCAGCCTGAAGTACAGGAAGCGGTGAAGGAAGGCAGGATGTCTGTTGCCGAGGCGGCCAAGTTGTCCAAAGAGCCGCCGGCCAAGCAAAAGCAGGCAGCGAAGACCTCTGGTCAGAAGAAGCCGAGACAGGAGAAGCCGAAGGAAGAGATGATCCCGCTGTCCGTTTATCAGGATCTAAAGACCAACTACGTTGCGCTCGCGGAAGAGTTCAAGGCGTGCAGCGCAGTGCAGGGCGGCCGAGAGGTCGAGGAACTGAAAAAGCTGCAGCGAGAGCTCAGGTCTATGACGGCCGCACGAGATCAGTGGCAGAACAAGTGTTCCGAAATGACGAGACAAAACAACTACTTATCGTCGAGAGTTAAAAAACTTGAGAGCGAATTGATTGCGCTGGCGCGTTGAGAAATGGGTTTATTTTGACCTATTTTCTCGCTTGACACACAGGAGAAACCATGAACTTTGATGAACTGAGAGACTACCAGAGAGAGTGTATTGACAGGCTGCGCGACGGCATTCGGGAGGGGCATCGGTGTCAATTGCTGGTCGCCCCGACCGGCGCAGGCAAGACGGTGATTGCTTCGTACCTGTTGGGCGAGGCGTTCAACAAAGGCACGCGAGCGTTCTTCATTTGTGATCGCGTGTCGCTTGTTGATCAGACCAGCATGACCCTTGATAAGTACGGGATCAAGCATGGCGTGATTCAGGCCAATCACTGGAGGCATCGTCCGTGGGAGCCGATCCAAGTCGTGTCGGCGCAGACCTTGGCGCGTCGGGATATTGATCCGCCCTCGCTGATTGTCTGGGATGAAGCGCATACGATGTACAAGTCGGTGATCGACTACTGCGAGAACACGCCAGCCAGAGTGGTTGGATTGACCGCAACCCCTTTCACCAAGGGCATGGGTCAGATCTTCACCAATGTCGTCAACAGCACGACCACGAACAAGCTAATCGACCAGAACTGGTTGGTGCCGCTCAAGTGCTACGCGGCAAAAGAGATCGACATGACTGGCGCCGAGATCAAGTTTGACGGCGAGTGGAAAGAGAAAGAGATCGAGACGCGAGGCATCAAGATCGTGGGGGATGTTGTTGAGGAATGGATCAACAAGTCGCTGCAATACTTTGATGGCCCTGCGAAAACGATTGCCTTCTCAGCGACCGTAGCGCATGGCGCTGAGCTCTGCCGGATGTTTCAGGAGCGGGGCTACAACTTTCAGCAGATCAGCTACAAGGACGGTAGCAGCGAGCGGCGCCGGGAGCTGATTGAGGAGTTTCGCAAGCCCGATTCGCAGATCATTGGTCTGGTCTCCTGTGAGGCACTGGCCAAGGGTTTTGATGTGACGGACATCAAGATCGGCATCGGAGCGCGGCCGTATCGAAAGAGTCTCTCAGGTCACATCCAGCAGATCGGTCGTGCGATGCGCTCGCATGACGAGAAGGGGTTCGCTCTCTGGCTGGATCACTCGGGGAACCTGCTGCGGTTTCTGAATGACACGCAGGAAGTCTTCGAGCATGGCGTGTCGGATCTGAAGACCTCGAACTACGACGCCAAGGTCAGGAAAGAGAAGACCGAGCGCGAGAAAAAAGAGATGAAGTGTCACGCCTGCGGCTTCGTGCATCTGCAGCGGGTCTGCCCTGCCTGCGGAGCGGAGCGCGTTGGCCCGCGGAGCAAGGTTGAATCCAAGAGCGGTCACCTGTCTGAGATCGATCTGTCCAAGAAGAGGACCA